TTGATGCTAATTGGTGGGCTGACGGTAGTCGTACCGGATACCCAAGCACACCCGGCAACTAGGCATACCTAGTCAGAGGAAATCATGTGCTAGGATATCCACGACGACGCTACCTATATCGACCTTATCCCGCGAAAGAATGCAATCTTCGAACAACTTGAGGACGTCGGAAGCAAACAAGCCATAACGCTCATAGCAAAAACTGAAGAAATCGTCATCACTGATGGTCTCCTCGACAAATATCTTTTGACGGATATTGTGTAAGGTAACCCCAGCAGTTCTGGCGTTCCAGCTGATATCTATTGCGTCCTTAGCTTTTTCTTTATCACGAACTTCCGTAAATTCAACCGCAAATCGACGAAGAAACATATCCCTAACGGGAGGCAGATGTCGAAACTCATAAGCGTAGCCCACTGATTTACCGGCCATATATCCGGCATTGCTCAAACCATCATTATTATTTGCTCTCATATTGAATCTGGCGATAGCCTTTCCCAAAATGGGGACCGTAAGGTGCATGCCATCGCGGCGAGGAACAAAAAACTTTGATAGAAATGAACACTCAAAAAGCGTGCTGCGTCTAAAAGCCTTACAATCCATCCTAGCCTCACTAGCAATGGAAATGTAAGTTTTACAAGCATACCTTTTGAGGCCGTGTATACGGGCCAGCATATCATCACCCATGAGCATAGCTGCACTTGAACTAGCGCCAGTCGCGCGTAGAAAAGAGTACAGTATTATGCCATTCCACAGCGTATTTCTGAATGTCGTATCTGTGGCACCTGTCGGAAGCATGTGTTCTAACTGCGCCTTAACCCTGTGTGTTTTTGACTTGACAGTGAATTTACCCGTCCTCAGATGAAGACGAATAAACCACTCTGGACACCCAAGGAGACGCATCATAGATACTTCAAACAACTGCACATCACGACATTGAGTCATGTCATTAGCTGAGAAATCCGTTTCGATCCACGCTGGTTTGTTGTCATCTTGACCATGATCTTCGAGGTATTCCGTATAATCAGTAGGAACTTTCCGGTAACTTGTACGAAATTGATACCGACCTGACCTACTTTCCAAAAGTAAATCAAATCTGCGCATCAATTCGTTGAACATTGGCCCTGAAATCGCGTTATACAAGTCTGTACCCTTGTAAATAACGCGAGGTGCCCAATTGGGCTTGTGTTCGACGAGGAGGGCCTCTACTTTCACAAAGACGTCCTTGCTGGAATAATCACTCAAATTGGCAGTGATCAAACCATCAAGGGCTTTGTCCATCCGTAGACGCTTCTCTTCTCCGAATTTGGCGAGCCAATCTTCATACAATTTACTGGACCATTCAAACTTATCAAACGGCTTACGTCCTTCAAACAAGTAGTCATAAAACAAACGGCTATCATTGACGATGCGGGCAGAAACCCTACCATCGTTGTGATAATTACAACGTTTACGAAACGCTGCAACAAAATTGGAATAACCATTGTCAGGAACTACAGGATGAAGTCCCGAAAGAAGTGGACCCATCTGTTGCACGAGCCTACCTGAATCTTGAAAGGCATCAGGCAGCCCGAATGTTGCCCCCTTAACGGGACGAATAAACGGTAGAGCAACAGAATGGTATTCATGGTAAGATTCTGAATATTCATAATGGCGCCGCTGGCGGGGGTTTAGACCCCCCGCCATGTGGCGGGACTGATGTTGGTGTTGGTGTTGGTGTTGGTGTTGATGTTGGTGTTGGTGTTGGTGTTGATGGTGATGGTGTTGG